GGACGCGAGTCCACGTACTCTCCAGGCCCCCAAGCTAGTTAGCTAGGGTCACGGAGCGGGTAACCTGATGCCTGCTCTCTTCCTGGTTCGTGCCTGCCATGGGTTGGTAGGTAGTGAACCTGTGGTCGAGAGGTCGAGCAGTGGCTACTCGGCTCGCTCCGTGAACCTAGTTAGCTAGCTTGTTTCCTGGAGGGAATCTCGGTTTGGCATTCCGAAATTCTAATTTTGGGATGTCTCACCAAGAACCCATAGCGCACCGGGCCGGGGAATCGCCTTTCTCCTTAAAAGGGGAAGGGCGCCCTCGGCTACGGGCGTGGGCGGCTACGTAAGTTGCCGTAGCAAGTGACGGTACTCAGAGATGTAATGAGTAACCAATCGCTCGAGCAATCCAGTAAACTCTTCTCCGTAAAGAATGGTCCCGTTTCCAAGCGGGATCGGACTCGCCGGGGGAAACCCCGGAAGTCTGACCCACTCAAAAGGTGGGCCCTTCTCAAACAGATTTGAGACTGGGCTCGGCGGGAATATTTTCCCGCTGCCGGGTCCCAGAACGCCTGTATGACGCTGTTCAGGCTCCTGGAGCACCACCTCAAGTTCGGGGGGGTGAAAGCAGCTCTGACCTTCATCAAGAAGGCACGAGTTGAGTTCCTCCTCCTACTTGCGGCGTCTCCAGGTACACCTCAACGGCGACTGCAGACACTTCGCGTCCGTAACTTCCTTGGCGAGTCCGTAGCTCGTGTGGCGCTGAAAGCGACGCACGCCAAACCTGAGTCTCTCGACTCAGTTAGGGTTGTGCTCACAGCTCTGACACTTCTACGGAGTTTCCATCTACCTGTGAAGGTAGACCTTTCTACGATCACTGCCGACTCCCAAAGGGTCGACACTGGTTCGTGGAAAGATAGTCTCTCTCCTTTTTGGAAAGAGATGAAGGAACGCTTTAGGATGCCAGGACGACGAAGCTCCTACTGAACGGAAACTCACTTCTCCACCAAGGCAGGTCCCACGGGGGGACCTGCTATTTTCACGGCCCTCCATGACCTCGGACACCTGTCCGAGGGCCAGAAGAAGGCAATGAAGGTACTTGGCGGCCGGGACCTAGCCGAAAGGCTAGATCTCCTGGAGAAGGATCTGGAACCACTTACCCGTCATCTTGAACCCCTGGCCCCCGGTGTCAAACCGGATGGTGCAAAGGCCCAAGTTACAAGGCGAGTGGTGGGGATTCCGGATAAGGAAGGTAAGACCCGGGTCATTGCAATTCTGGACTTTTGGTCTCAGAGTTGCCTTAAGCCGGTTCATGACTTCCTTTTCCAGATTCTCCGTCAGATCCCTCAAGATGTGACGTTCAACCAGGGTTCTTTCAAGGACATGGTCACTAAGTGGGAGGCTCCTTGCCTCTACTCAGTTGACCTTACAGCAGCCACCGACAGGTTTCCCCTTGAGGTGATTACTGATGTCCTTGAGGGATGTCTTTCCAAGAATAGGGTCCAGGCTTGGAAGGACCTCATGATTGGTACTCCCTTCTATGTGTCTCCTACTGAGAGTGTCAACTACTCAGTCGGAAACCCAATGGGGGCTTACTCTTCATGGGGCTCTTTCGCACTGGCGCACCACTTTGTGATGTACCATTGCTGCCGGCTATCCGGTATCGCTTGGAAGGACGCTAAGTACGTCATCCTTGGGGATGACGTGCTTATCGGCGACTCACGTCTTGGTGAGACGTACCGGTCTTATGTCCAAGGTCTTGGTGTAGAGGTATCTCCTTCGAAAACCCTTATTTCTTCGGAACTAGGGGAATTCGCTAAGAGGTACATCTACCAGGGGGTGGAGATTTCTCCTTTCCCTGCTGCTGCCGTGGTAGACGGACTATCAGACGTTAGTCTGATTACTTCCGCTCTCCTCGGTGAGCTAGCCAAAGGCCTTGTTCCTAAGTCCGGTATCCCAGGTTCGGTCTCCAACCTGTTCCGCACCATGCATCGTAGGTCTAAGGCCTGTAAAAAGGCCGAAGACCACGCGCGTGGTGTTGAGCTAGTCACACATTACCTACAGGGCACGGTGGACTCCAAGGACCTAGTCCGTGGAGTGTTCCACTCCCTGCCGGTAACCGATCAGGAATCTCTTGCTGATTGCAGCGAGGCGATTCTTGTGAAGGGTGTGGTACTAGCCCTGGAGCAGGGTTTCTCCCAGCGAGGTAACTCCCTTCCCCTTCTTGTTCACAAGAGGGGTCGTGAGTACCTCAGGGAGAATTGGGGACCGGGTTCAGAGGGTCAGCCTTTCCTCCCCCTTATGTCGTCTCCGCAGCTCACCATCCTTGGCCGTTTCGAGGAGCAGCTGACCAAGATCGAGAGATCTGGTCTTTCTGCTCTTCGAGACGGTTCAAGGCTCCCAGGTCTTCTTCTAAGTGAGTTCCTCGTGAACCCCCTTAGTGAGGCTTCCTGGGGGCTGGATGAGAGGCGGCGACGAGATAGGGGAGTGGGTCGGCTGGTGTCTGCGGTACTGAAAGCTGGTCGTGAGGCTCTGAGAGAAGGCGAGGGAGTGGCATCCCGCGCCCGGCTCTCAGGAGCCCCTATCTCGCAGTCCACGGTCTTTGCCTGGCGGTCTCTTCGGACTGGAATCATCCAGTCCGCGAAGACTTTCGGGCACTGAGCGTGGGCGTCGAGAAAGGCCAAGTTAGGTCCCTCTTTCCCGGATCACTCCGGAGAGGGTTCTTTCTTGGGCCCGACCAGTTCAGGTCAGACAGGTTCCCCTCTGGGAACCCCCCTTCAGTGAGGTGCCAGTCTCACTGAAGCTCTTCGGAAGAAACCACCGGGAGGTGGGGGGTTTCCGAAGAGTAAGCACCCG